AAATGGTCCAGTTGTGATTGAGTTGCACGAGACTCTCAGCATGGACTCTGACGACATTCTTGTTGTTCAGTATCTCTCTGGAACAATCTCGTAAGACAGTTTGGTATGGGGGGGTTTATACCCCCCTGTTTTTGTTTCGTTGTTGTATTTATTATAACAAAGGAGAGAGATAAAACATGGCATATGAAGTCAGTTCCTCTGTCGCAGCGGGAACAAATTATTTACAGTTAGTTACGAACACCACCGGGTCGAAATCCGCAGGTGGTCATTTCAGTCCAGATGGTACGAAATTAGCAGTACCGTCTCAGAGAATAAATGGTTCAGGTACCGATGATTATGGGTTGGATATTTTTACTTCATCTAGTTTGAGTGGTTGGACAAGAACAGAGTACATAGACAGCGGTTTTACCGATAAGATAGATATCTTCCAGTGGAGAAGTGATTCTGAAATTATTGCAAATTATACCTCTGGTCTTTATTCTTATACATCAGGTGCTTCTGGATGGTCCACACCAGTTAAGTGTTGGTCTGGGGCAGAAGGGAATTGGGGTTCCATAATATTTAGTCCAAACGGTAATCGTTTTATAAATGCAGGAACGAATAGTACTTATTTCAGGGTACATACCACTGGTGCACTTGAGTGGGAACGAGGCACAAGTGTCAATGTTGCAAACAGAATTCAGAGTTGGGCATGGATAGATAATGAAACAATAATGATTGGTATACCAGAAGGTGGACCGGTTGATAACAGCAGTCACGGTGAGTTGCTGGTTTTTCAAGCAGACAATGCTGCGGACACTTCTTTTACTCAAGTGGAGCAACTTAGTGGTGAACCGGGAGACCAACTTGGAGCAGCAATCTATTATCAAACTTCTAGTGGTAATTTCATTGTAGGTACAGATAAAGACAGAAGTTTTACCTCTACTCAAACAGATTTGTCTTCGTCATTGTTTGTCTACAATTCGCCAGGTGGCGGAACTTATTTACCTGCTGATAACACGGGAAGAACAGAGATTACCTCAAGCACAAGAACCTTTTATGGTCACTATGTAGCGGGAGAGAGAAATACAGACTCAAGAGCATATATGCTTTCTAAGAATAATAGTGGCATTGTTAATGATGCTGAAGCAGAACTAATAGCATTAGAATCGGGTTCTGCTGGGTGGAAGGTGACTAAAATCGATGGTCAAGTTCGACTTGCTGCTGTGGGTAACAGCAAATATACCGCCGATGCACCCACTTTCATAAGTTCAAATGGCACTGCCCTCGTTGCGAACAATAGTAACTACACAGATGCTGCTTTTAATGTGCACTATGTTGCATTGAGTACGGCAGTAGATACTAGTCTATCTACAACAACGACATCATCAATCGGTGCATCAGGTGGTCTTGCAAAAGCAGGCAATGCTACCACAGACCCAGATGTTCAGGTCAATATTCCAGCAGGTGCTCTTGCTGGTGATACAGGGATTATCCTAAAGATAAACTCTAGTTCAGACAAGGCAACGGCAGTATCTGATATCAAGTTGCTTCCAAGTGTTCCGAAGGGTTCAAGGGCAGTGTCCGACATTGTTAGTTTCGAACCTCACGGTCAAGTCTTCTCTAGTCCGGCAATCCTTTCTTGGAATGTTACTGGCAGCACATCTAATGTAAAAGTTTACAGAAGAGCAAATGCTTCTAGTGCTTGGGCAGAGGTAGATAATAGTTATTATAGTTTTAGCGGAGGTCAGGTTCATGTTACTTCCAGTACTTTTAGCGAATATATTGCAATAGGAGGTATTTCAGCAGTGGCAATAACAAAAATAGGTACCAAACTTATCGGTGATGGTACAATAACAACAGTTAAGTTAGGTTCAAGTGCAGTTACAAGGTCAGACATACAGTCTGGTTCTGTACAGGTAACACACTTAGATGTCAATCAGGGTTCGAACGGACATGTCGATTTCCTTGATGACGACTTCCTCATTGCTGGTGATGCAACCAGCGAAGAGACAAGAGGATTTAGTTTTAGTCAATTAAAGACAGCACTCTCGCTTTCAAATGCTGCGAGAGGCGACGAATTAACAGTTCAGTATAATAACGGAACTGGGTTTGATGGTATCTCAAAGATTAGAACAGACGGTGTACACCTTACGGCATCTGATGCAGGTAAGATTGTACTTGCCTACACAGGTATTTCTGGTTCTACTGGTGAACTATTTGCATCGGATACTGGTGACTTAACAGTATTTGGTAAGAGTGCTACATTCTTGCATGTAAGTAACTCTTTTGCACTTCAGGGTAATCAGTCTGCAAGTTTGGATATTACTTCGGTAGGTCTTATTCCTGCAATCAAACCGGAAGTTCCCGCACAGACAGGAATTTATACTTTTACTTTTACTTCTGGTTCAACCGGTGGTACAAGTACGGTCTCAACTTATGGTCCGGCAGCACAGTATAATGCACAATATCTGCAAGTCGCATCAACAGGTAGTGAGGATTATTTATTCTTCTTGTCTGACGGCACTAGCACGAACAAACCTTCTGCTAATGACATTAACATGTTTCCTTCGGATAATGTTTTTGAGATTAGAGTAGAAGCGATATCAGGCATTACGGACTGGAGAGATGTTGTTACCAATTTCTACAATGCTATGAACGGAGCACTTGGTTCGGGTGGAGCAAATGTTGCGACCGTTTCTTATAACCAGACATCGAGTGTTAATGGTACGGCATCAATTGAAATCGCCTACAGTTCAATCGGAGGCGGTATTCAGGTCGGTGCCGCTCGTGACGGACTCAGGAGTTTGGATGCTAATTACTATGTTGGTTCACTCAACAATCAGAGTGCCGACCCATCTACAATGTCCGGTATCACAATGCCTCTTGCGGGTGGCGATGGTATTGGTCAGTCACCAACGGACAGAGTTGAAGCAGGTTCAAACGGTGTGACCGTCTCTTCGGTCCAACTTGGTTCAGATGTTGTAAATGAGGTTAGAACTTGGTTTGGTCTAGGTTCAAGCACTGCTTCTTATGATTATGTGTACGGACGAAACATTTCAGGTTCTGGTACCACATATACTCATATCTTGCAATCTGACCATGCGAACATTGTTAAGTTGCAGAGAAGCAACTCTAGCACCGCAGCAACTTTTATCTCTTCATCGACAACTGCTTATTTGCACAACATCGATGTCGACGAAGCAACAATCGGTGGTGTAACACTCACTTCAGTGAGGGATGCAGCAGCATATGCAATTACCGGTTCTGGTACTGCAAACTTCCACAAGATTGATGCTGACTTCCTCACAGGCAGTGCAGAAGAGAAAGGTCTCAGACTACTTTCAATTGTAGTTTCAGCATCTTCGCCTATCGATAGTGGAGTTGAAGTAAGTGATGCTTCAGTGTCTGGCAACGGAACAATCAATGTTTCTACCGCTATCACAGCAAGCACAGGAGACTACTTCAGACTAGACGGTACTGGAGGAACTTATACTGCGGTCGTTGACACTGTTGCGGGTAATGGTCTTTCATTTACGGTTGTGAGAGCACAAGGGTCGGTTTCTTCTCCTTATACTCTTGCTTCTTTTGAGGAACCAACAAAGATTCACAACATTGGTTCATCGGACTATGCAGCAATTGACCAACTTAGGTCGACAGTATTGTCTGGTTCTCAAGTTGACATTCACAAGATGGATATTGATGAGAGTACCATCAAAAAAGTTATTACTACTAACTTGACATCTTCTGGTCTTGCACGAATGCACAATGTTGATGCTTATCATGTTGATGCTGTAATCGGTGAATTCCAGATTGTTAGTGCCAATCATGTAAATGCAGGAAGCATTAACTCTTCTGACGATACTACTGAGCATGTCGAAGTTACTCCAAAGCAACTTATCCCAGCGGTAAGTCAGTCTGCGGGTGCTGCTCAAGAAGGTGCAGGTCTCCAGATTGGTGGTACAGCAGGGAGCGGTTCAGCAGGAATTGCGAGTGTTGTTCTTGGTGATGCTGGTTCCGGAGCAGGTGCAGACTTGTTGTTCAAGATTGGTGCAACACAGGGTGCATCGTTGAGTGGTTCGATTAGCGAAGGTGGACAGAGATTCGGTGTAACTGGTTCACTTTCGGCATCAATCGGTGTGTTCCATGACCTAACAATCAACCAGAGTATGGGCAATCAGGACTCCATCTTTAGTGGTTCTAGTGTCACGGCACATGTAGTGTCTAGTTCTACTGCGAACCTGCACTTCCTCAATGTTGACCTTGCAGAGATAGCAGGTGTGTCAGGTTCCACTATGACCTACAACACACTAACTGGTTCTGAGTTGAATGCACACAGACTACAGGTTGACAGGTCGAATGTAACAGTTAACATCAATGATGTTGATGGTACGACCCTTACCTATTTCAGCATTTCCAGTTCTACTGCTCAAGCACACTTGTTTGATGCTGATATCGTAACTGTTAATGACTTGGATGTCTCTGGTGCAGTAGGTGTGGGTGCAGGTGCTGGTTCATTTACCTCAGGGTCTATCTCTGGTTCTGCAACAGCATCCCTCAGAAAGTTGACAACTGATAATATCTCTGGTTCAACTATCTATGCTTGGGAGTTAGGTGCAACAGCAAACGGTCAAGACCAACTCGACACACTAAGTGTTGGCAGTATCCAGACTGCGGATGTTGTGAAGAAGACAAACCTCAACAACGATATTGTTCAGAACGACAGTGATGCCCACGGTGGTATTGTTTTCAACAATGGACAGTTGAGTGTTGGTTGGAAGAGAAGAATCTTCTCAAGGTCTTCTAAGGCACTTATCAATAGAAGTCAACCAACTCAGGGTTCTGGTTCATTATACACGACTTGTTCACTAAGTGAGACTAGGATGGTGTCTGGTTCTGAGCAGGTTTACTTTAATGGTCTACTCCTTACAAAGGACAATGGAGCACAGGGTAATCCACAGCAAGGTGACTATACCATTGATTACAATGGTGGTGGTGGTCTTCAGACTGGTACTTACAGGTTTGTATTCTACTCTGGTTCGACTGGACCGAACACGGATGGCGAATTTAGTGCAAAGGTTTATGGACCGATGGAAACATACATTCCCCACCTTGTGGCAGTCAAGAGTACTGGTAGTAACGAAGGTGAGTATTATCTTTTCTACTTGGATAATAACGGTACATCACCAATTCCAATCAGTGCAAGCATAAACATGGAATATGCTTTCCCAAGCAATACATTTGCTGCCAGCAGAAGGCACGATATTCCAGTTGAAGCAGTCGTGAGTGTTACAGACTGGAGAGATGTTGTTACAAATCTCTATAATGCGATGAACACTGAGTTGAACACAAATGCGGGTCTTGCAACCGTTAGTTATAACCAGACCTCAAGCATCAATGGTACAGCATCAATTGAGGTTACTTACAATGCTGGAACGATGACGGGTGATGTCTTTATCGGTAGCGGCGATGTTTATAAGACATCGACAAACGGGTCGTTCAACAGCACACTATCAAGTCAACTTTTCTCCCCTTCTAACAGTGGTAAACTTGGAAATGGGTATACCAATACTTTTGGTACTGAAACTAGACAGGGCGGCGAAGTTGAGATTGTAGTATCTGGTGCTGTCGTACAAGCAGGAACCGAGATATTCTTGGCAGAGTCACTTGCAATGGATAGTGACGATGTTTTGGTTGTTCAATACCTCTCCGGTTCTCACCAGTTCTAATAATCCTACCTAGAATGGGGGGCATAGTCCCCCCATCCCTTTTCTTATTTCTTTTCTAAACTTTTGGAGATTGAAAATACTATTTAATAGAGAGTAAAATACTATTATTCTTAACTTTAGTTAACAAGGAGATTTCCAGTATGTCTGTAAAGAAGTTTAAATTTGTATCACCGGGTGTATTTCTTAATGAGATTGATAACTCTCAATTACCAAAAGCACCTAATGCAGTAGGACCAACAATCATTGGTCGTTTAGAAAAAGGTCCAGGTCTGATTCCACTAACAGTAGAATCTATGGCACAATTCATTGATGTTTTCGGTAACCCAATGCCAGGTGGCAAGGGTGGAGATGTATGGAGAGATGGTAATCATACCGCTCCAACTTATGCAGCATATGCAGCACAGGCATTCTTGAGAAACAGTGGTCCAGTCAATGTTGTTCGTCTTTTAGGTGTTGAAGACCCTCAAGCAGCAACTGGCGGCGAAGCAGGTTGGACTCTTGACGGTTCAGACAATGATGGTTCAGACCCTACAGACAACACCAAGTCTTCTGCTTACGGTTTATATCTTTTCTCCACCGGTGGTGTTGACAGAAGAGATGCTTGGAGAGCAGGCGGTGCTTTCAACACTAATGCAGCAGTCGGAACAACTTCTTTGACTGGTACACTGGCAGCAGTTTGGTACTTTCAGCAGGGTGCAATTGCCCTTTCAGGTGCAGGAAGTCAGTTGGGTGCTTCACAAGAATCAGTAATCCCAAAGAATAGAGTTGCAAACGGTGTTACTGGTTCACATGCTTTGGTCAAAACAACAGATGCTACAAAGATGGAATTTGTTGCAAACATTTATGACAAAGGTACTGCCACAGCAACTAAGGTTACTTTTAACTTTGACAGAGATTCGGATAAATACATCAGAAAGGTATTCAACACGAATCCAACACTTACTAACAGCGACATCACTCAAACCGCAGGTCTTAAAAAGTACTGGTTAGGTGAGACATTTGACCGTTTTGTTCGTGACCACCACGGTCTTGCAACAGAAGACGGTGCAGCAACAACACTTCACAAGGGTGCCTTGAGTGCAAATGCTTCACTTTCGGCGGTCGTTGTTCCGTTGCTTAAGGAAACTGTTCCTCTTCACGATAGAAGAGAACCAGCAAGAGATTCCGTAACTGGTTGGGTTTTCTCTCAGGATGTAAACACTAGTCACAGCGGTTTCCAAGCATCAGATATGCAGAAACTATTTAGGTTTGTTGGTATTGCAGATGGTGGTTCTCATGCTAAGGACCTCAAGATTTCAATTACTGATATGAAGGCAGGAACAGATAGAAACCCATACGGTACTTTCTCTGTTCTTATCCGAGATGTACGAGATAACGATGCTCGTCCAGTAGTACTTGAAAGATTCTCTGGATGTAACTTGAACCCTAATTCTAAGAACTATATTGCTGCCAAGATTGGTGACCAATATCGTGAGTGGGATGAAGCAGATAAGAGATACAGAATTTATGGAAACTATCCAAATCAATCTAAGTTCTTCCGAGTCAAGATGGACCAAGATGTCGATGCTGGTGTAACAGATGCACAGTACTTGCCATTTGGTTTTGAAGGTCCAATCCGATACTTATCCAGTGGATTCACAACTGCTGCTTCGGTAGCATCTGAGAACGGATATGCAGCAGCAGAAATGCAGGATGTAACAGATGTTGTTACAGACTTTACCGGTTCAGCTAAATCGTACATTCCTCTCGGAACCTCGACTTCAGTTGGTCGACATGGTATCTTCGGTTTACCAGTAGCGGCGACTGCTTCTATGATTTATCCAACACTTCCGCTTCGCTTGACAGCATCAGCAGAAGGTCTTTCAAATGCAAAAGATTCTTTCTTTGGTGTTTCTACCTACAGAACACCAACAGACACTAGATTCGACCCATCATATATTGATGTTGTTCGTCGTCTTGGCAACACTTATGTTGCAGATGAAGATGCAAATGCAGTAGCAAACTTGTCAGAGGTTTCTTTTAGGTTTACTCTTGACGACTTGATTGCAGTTCACAAGACAGGTTCTGTAAAGATTAAACTTGGTACTGCACAGGGTGACTTGTCTGCTACCGACATTGGAACAGCGGTATATGCGGACGGTGCTCGTAGAGCAGGTGTTTCTCACACTGCTGGTCAAAGTGGTTATACTGAACTTGTTAAGTCAGGTTTTGCTAAGTTCACTATGCCGGTATTTGGCGGGTTTGACGGTCTCGATGTCACAGAGAAGGAACCGTTCAGAAACTCGAAGATGTCGGGCGGAGACGAGACCACCAGTTATGAGATTGCATCTCTTAAGAGAGCAATTGATTCAGTTTCAGACCCAGAAGAGATTGAGATGAATGCACTTGTAATTCCTGGTGTTACAAACTCAAGAGTTACGAACCAAGCAATTAGAGTTTGCGAAGAAAGAGCGGATGCTCTTGCAATCATCGATATTGAGAATGGTGGATATATTCCAAGTACAGAAAATAAAGATGACTTCAAGACAAACATCCAGAACTCAAAGGTAACAACTGCTGTTACCAACTTGGAGAACAGAGGTCTTGATTCAAGTTATGCTTGTTGTTTCTATCCTTGGGTTAAGATTGTAGACCAAATCAGTGATTCGCAGGTTTGGGTACCACCTTCAGTTGCAGCACTCGGTACTTTCGGCAGCACTGAGAGAGAGTCAGAATTGTGGTTCGCTCCCGCTGGATTCACCAGAGGTGGATTGTCTGATGGTGCTGCTGGTCTTCCGGTAGTTGCAGTTTCACAGAGAGTTTCTTCGAAGGAAAGGGATTCGCTCTATGAGGCGAACATCAACCCAATCGCACAGTTCCCAGCAGAGGGTATTGTAGTGTTCGGTCAGAAGACTCTTCAGGTTACACCATCAGCACTCGACAGAATCAATGTTCGTCGTTTGATGATTTATGTTAAGAAAGAGATTTCTAGAATTGCTGCTAGACTTCTTTTTGACCAAAATGTACAATCTACTTGGGATAGATTCCGTGGTCAGGTTGAACCGTTCCTTGACTCTGTTAAGTCTCGATTCGGTTTGTCAGACTTCAAGGTCATCCTTGATGAGACTACGACTACACCAGATTTGATTGACAGAAACATTATGTATGCTAAAATCTTCTTGAAACCAGCAAGAGCAATCGAATTCATCGCAATTGATTTCGTTATTACAAACACTGGGGCATCATTCGAAGATTAAAACAAGTTAGACACTACTTAATAGTGTTAGGAGGATTTTTTATATGACAACTCAAAAGTTTTGGTCAGATGCAGCAATCGAACCAAAAAGAAAATATAGATTTTTGTTATCGTTCAACGGTATCCCACAGTGGATTGTAAAAACAACTGGGAAACCAAACTTTTCGGTATCAGAGTCAGAACACAGTTTTATTAACTACAAGTTCTACTATCCAGGAAGATTGGAGTGGGAAGAGGTCAGTATTACATTGGTTGACCCAGTGGACCCTGATGCTTCACACACCATGCTTCAGTTGATTGAGAACTCTGGTTATGTTGCTCCACACAACTTCTTGAATGACCCACAGGGTCGTGGAGTTGCGAGCAATGTAGTAACTTTCTCCAAGAAGAGAGCAGTAGATGCAGTAGGTGGTCGTATGTTCATCCATATGATTGACGAAAACGGTGCACCAATTGAAACTTGGTCTCTCTATAATCCTTGGATTAAGTCTGTTAACTTCGGTGACTTGGATTATGAGTCAGACGAGTTGGTAAATGTTGAACTTTCTATTAGATATGACTGGGCAGACCTTGAGACCAAGAACACTCCTAGTAGAGACTTGCAGAGAGCATCTGGATTTGCCAATACTCAGGTTACTAACCGAGGCAACAGAGCACCTGGTGTTTAATAAAAAAAACATTTATTTTAGTTTATAATTTAGTTAAAGAGAGGTTATATGAGCAGAAATTCTTCAAGGGTTCAGTCGGTAGATGAACCCTCAATGCCACAATCGGCACAACCACAACCAACAGTCCGCCGCACAGCAAATACAGAGTTTGTTGAACTACCGTCAGGCGGACGGTTTTATCCACAGGGACACCCATTACACAACCAAGAAGTCATAGAGATTCGCTTTATGACAGCGAGAGACGAGGATATACTTACATCTCCGACCCTTCTAAAAAAGGGTATGGCACTTGATAAGTTCATTCAAGGTATCTTGGTTGACCAATCCATTAATGTAGAGGACTTGCTTGTAGGAGACAAGTCCGCTATTATGATTGCAGCAAGAATTACGGGATATGGTCCAGAATATGAAGTAAAGGTAACCTGTAAAGAGTGTGAATCAGAGGTCGACCATGAGTTTGATTTGTCTGACTACAGCAAGTATTTCATTAAGGACCAATCTGAAGAGACACCCTTTAAATTAAATGATATGGGTCACTTTTCTGCTACCCTTCCTGCTTCGAAACGAGAAGTTGTTGTTAGACTTCTTACATCTCGTGATGAAAAGCGAGTACAAAAGATGGCAGAAATGAGAGTAAAGAATAAATTAGCAGATTCTGCAACAACGGACTTACTAAAGTCGATTATTGTGTCTATAGATGGTGTAACACAACCAGATGAAGTTGGTGAAATGATATTAGATTTACCAGCGAGAGACTCTTTGTTTATTAGAAAGAATTACTCCAAACTTGTTCCAAAGGTGGAGATGAACGAGCACTATCAGTGTATGTATTGCGGGACAGAATCCGAAATGGAGGTCCCTCTGGGTGCCGGGTTTTTTTGGCCTGGGTAATGACCACATGATGTATGTCCACGAGCAGATGTTTTATTTAATTCATCACGGCAACTGGAACTACTATGATGTTTACGACCTTCCAATCAGAATAAGAGGATGGTTTGTTCAAAGGTTAAGCAAACACTTCGAAGATAAAAACGAAGAAATGAAAAAGATGAATGCCAAGAACAAGAAAAGATAACTACTTATTACTGGAGTACACCAAGTGAAAGACCAAGAACCAATTATAATTGACTTTACAAGAGTAGACGAGAGTTTCCTTATAGCAATGGGTGCTCGTCTTCGTCTTATTTTGAATGCACTTTTTACAGGTGAGTTCTTCCCAGTTAAAGTCCGTGGTTCACAAGCACAAGTTGACTCCTTTGTTCGAACCCTTGCAGGTGAAAAGAGGTATCTCTCCTCTCTATCTCAGTATGGACTAGACAATCCGAAGACTCTAAGAGACAAATACAAATTAAACAAATCTGTTAAATCATTTGAAAGGGACACTGGGTTGGTTTGGCCATTTAAGTAGGGAGGTTCGTGAATGTTCAATAGCGAAGACTCCAGAGCACTACTAGAACTTCTACTAACCCTTCAGCAAGCGGGTCAAGTTGACCCAGATAGCACTGAATTCAAGGAAGCAGAAAAACTAATTAAAAAACTGTTTCGTTCAGTGGAGAGGACTGCTTCAAGACAGTTAAATTTGCAAGATATACTCGATAATCTTGAAAATAGAAAGAAGTTAATACAAAAAAGAAAAGAAGTTTATCTTGAAGAAGATGAAGCAAGAAAGCAGATACTAATAGCGGGTCGTAGAGCAGAGAACTTAATAAAAGAAAAGATAGCACTTCTAATGGTATCAGAAGAATCAACTGATGCAGAGATTCAAGCACTTCAACAAGAACTAAAAGTACTTCACAAGACAAACAAGGAACAGGACAATTATTTTAAGTATAGTGCAAAAGGTGCTGCAATGGCAGAAAGTATGTTGCAAGCAACTTTGGGCATCAGCAAGTCTTCGACCGATATCATGGGGTTCGTCAAAGGGTTCGGAAAAGGTCTCAAAAAGTCAGTAACAGCATCTAGCATATTGGCATCAACCGTTATAAAGGTATTCGAAATGTTTGTTGCTGTTGATGGAGCAACATCGGGTCTTTTTAAGAAAACTGGTATGACAGGGTACACTGACAGGATTGTCGGTACTGGTAAGGAACTTGCTCTCGCCTTCGGTGTCCAGTCAGAAACGGTATCCGCAGAACTATTTGCAGAGGTCATGACATCTAGACGGTCGTTTGGTGCAATGGCATCCGATGAGGTTGACAGGGCAGTTGTCACAGCGGGCAAACTCTCAAAGTTGGGAGTTTCAGTTGGTGCATATGTTGATATTGGCAAGTATCTGTCTCTGAATCTTGATGAGAGCATAAAAGAGCAAGAACAGACTTTGGGTGTATTTTACAGATTGGCAAAAGATACAAAAACATCACCAGAAGAGATGTTCAGAGAAGTTGCAAATTCGTTGCCGACTTATTCTAGATATTTGGAAGATTTTCCTAGAGTATTTGCTGGAATCCATCTTGCTGCAAGGAAAACAAATGTATCAATAACGGATTTGATGACCCTAACCGAGTCTCTGGATACGACAGACCAGGCACTAAAGCAGGCACAGAAATTTAATGCTCTCTTGGGCGGTAATTTCCTAAATCCAGTTGCTTTGCTCGCAGCAGACCCCGGAGAAAAGGTTAAATTAATAGCAGAAGCATACAGGAAGGCACAAGAGAAATTGGGACAAATCCACCCAAGGGTCGTTAGGTCGTTGTATCAGAATTTTGGCATTGATGCACAAAGATTTAAGAACATTGTTAATGCAGGGTTCGAGTCTTTCGATGCAGAACTCGATAAAGCAATGGCAGGCACCCCAACATTGATGCAGTCTGTCGAAAAAGACATAGAACAATCAAAGTCAGCAGGGGAAAAAGTTGAAAATGCTCTAGCGGCAATGTTTAAAACAGTTTTTAGTGATTTAGTTCCAATGGTCGTAAAATTGGTTAAAGATGTCACCAGTATCGCCAGAGCAATACTTAAGTATCATCCAGTCAATCTTGCAATGATGTTGTTTGAGGAACTCGTTACAAAACCTGTGCAACAAAAGAATGCAAACGAAGAAAGAAAAAGAGTCGAACAAGAATATGTAGACACAATAAAAAGTGCCGGACTGTTTGATACCCAAGAACAGGTAGACATGTACTTGGAAAGTCAGAGACAGGGACCTCTTAGGGAGTTGGAAGGAACAGATATTCGCTCTGTCTTTGACTCGTTTAGTGCACGAGAGTTTGAGTCAGCAGGATTCCGAAAAGCAGAGAAAAGGAGAGAAGGTGAAAGAGCATCAAAACTTGCCGCTCCAATGTCCGCAGCGATGACGATGATGGATTCTCCAGTCGCAATGTCTGTTGGAACACCTAGTCCGACAATGCAAGTCCCAACTGTGGATGCAAAGTATGAAACTTCTAATCAAGATGATGTACTTCTCTCTAGACTTGGAAAACTTAGAGATAAGATACACGAATATAGACAGAAATCAACAAAGATTAATCTTAATGTTGGTCTCAACAACATAGCGGAGGCAACAGTCTGATATGGCGATGAGTATGCAACAAATTATAGATAAACTGAAACAGAGGGGTGTTACTGATGATGTGATACAGCAACTATCACAAATGGCGGCATCGG